CTACATATACTCTCTACTAACCATACATATTTTTTTCCTTTGGGGCGTCTTGCATCTAATTTCAACCGGAGAACTATGAATGTATGAAAGTTTTTAGTAACAATCATATAATTACAGATATTGATGGTATAAAAGTTGTAGATAATTTTTTTACAGATGATTGCCTAAAAGCTTTAAGATATCGAGTTTTGTTTGGTAAACACTTTGATAAAGAATATCCAGGATATCTTGCAATTGATTACAAAGCAAATCAAGATTATTTAACAGATTTAATTGTAAATGAAATAAAAAACAAATTTGATCTTCCAGAATTTATTAGAGGTTGGAGTTTTCTTTATTTAAAAAATACATCTGGTGTACCTCTCCACTGTGATCCATCTATAGTAAATTTAAATGCTTGGATTTCTTCAGACGAAAGCGTGTTAGATGCTGACAAAAATGGATTACATATTTATAAAATTTTACCTCCTGAACATTGGAACAGATTAGATTGGAATGAAAATGAAGATAAATGTTTTGAATATATTAGAGAACAAAAAGTTGAACCTGTAAAAATTAAGTATAAAAGTAATAGGGTAGTTTTTTTTAATGGAGCTTTTTTTCATAAAACAAATGATGTTTCTATGAAAGAAGGTTTTGAAAACAAAAGAGTAAGTTATACATTACTTTTTGGTAATAATTTAGAATAAACAATGGAGTATAAATGAGCGATAAAGATATGTTTGATGAAGCGTTTCCAGATGGAAAACAAATTGGAGGATCTCACTATAAAAAATTTATTATTCAACCGTGGACTTTTATTAGAAAAAATGCCTTGAATCCTTTTCAAGCAAATGTAATAAAGTATGTCTGTAGATATTTAACTAAGGGTAAAACAATAGAAGATCTTAATAAAATAAAACATTATTGTGATCTAGAAATACAACACTTAAAAGAGGAAAATAAAAATGGCTTATCTAAACGCTAATATACCAGTAATTGAATGTTGGGTTAGAGGTAACTACCTAAGAGATCAAAAAGATTCACACGATAAATATTTTGAAGTAGGAGTATTTGGTTTTAGTTCTATACCAAACAGAGTACCTTTGTTTCATTTTTTAATGGAAGATGGTGGACTATGGTGGCGAGCACCGATTACAGCTTTCTGCACTAAACCAGGTGTAAAAGAATTACCATTAGATGAAGTGGTTATGTGGGACAGCTTTAGCTACAATGTAAGTGTTACAACTTTTTATGAACTAGCTGGTGCTACAATGCAATACACATCTAGACGTAAGGTAAAACGTAAAGGTAAATATCTTTTTACAATAGATTGGTGTGCAGGAGATTTTAATGAATTAAATTTTGGTTATGCAGAAAAACCAGACCAACATAAGTGTGGTCATGTACTTGAATTAGAAGACGGTAATTTTGCTATACAACCAAACAACAGATTAAAAATGTTTGATGCATCAATGGGTGTAGATCCGTCTAAAAATTGTATTAATAGGTTGGTTACAAGTAAAATATTTTCTGTTGAAAATTCTGCAAAATGGATTACCGATGAACATGAACAAGGTAGCTATGATTACCAACTAAGGAATTTAGATGAAGAAAAAGATTAGATGCGAACATAGTAAGTGTAGAAGAAACGCCATCGTTGTTGAAAATAAAAAATTTTATTGTGCAGATTGTTATTTGTTTGCAAAAGGAATTAATTTACGTAAAGTAAAATCAATACACGATACAAATAATAGTCAAAGAATACATTAATGACAACTGAATTAGTTTTTAATCAAACAGAATCTGATTGGAAAAGGCCAGAGAGTTACCCAGACTTATCTGATAGATCTATTATAGCTGTAGACTTAGAGACTAGAGATCCTAACATCAAAACTAAAGGACCAGGGTGGGCTACTAAAGAGGGTGAAGTAGTTGGAATAGCTGTAGCTGCAGATGGTTTTAAAGGTTACTTTCCCATTGGACATGAAGCTGGTGGTAACATGGATAAGAATATGACTTTGAAATGGTACAAAGAATTAATGGAAAATGGTGTGGATAAAGTTTGTCACAATGCTTCTTATGATATTGGTTGGACTAGATCTTTAGGTATTAAACCTGTAGGTAAAGTTTACGATACGATGATAGCTGGTGCATTAATTAATGAAGATAGATTTAGTTATTCTTTAAATGCATTATCATTTGATTATTTAGGAGAAGTAAAATCAGAAGCACAACTAAAAGAGAAAGCAGAAGAGTGGGGCCTTGATGCTAAAGCAGATATGTGGAGACTACCTGCAGGTTATGTAGGTCCTTATGCAGAACAAGATGCTGAACTTACATTAAAACTTTGGAATAGATTTAAAATAGAAATACAACAACAAAACTTATCTAATATATTTAGTCTAGAAACTGAACTGCAACCTATCTTAATTGAAATGAGAGAGCATGGAATTAAAGTTGATGTCAGTAAAGCAGATTCATTAAAGAAAAATTTTATACAAGAAGAAAATAAAAGATTAAAACAAATAAAAGACATGAGTGGCCATGATGTAGAGATATGGGCAGCAGTAAGTGTGGCTAAAGCATTTGATGCATTAAAGATTCCATACGAAAGAACTGCAAAGACTAAAGCTCCGAGCTTTACAACCAATTGGTTGCACAACTGTCCTCACCCATTAGCTAAACTTATTAGAGAAACTAGAGAGATGAATAAGTTTCACTCTACATTTATTGATTCAATATTAAGATACGAGCATAAAGGTAGAATCCATGCAGAAATAAATCAATTAAAATCAGATTCTGGAGGCACTGCTACAGGTAGATTATCTATGAGTAACCCTAATTTACAGCAGATTCCAGCTAGAAATAAGGAGTTTGGTAAACATATTAGGGCCCTTTTTTTACCTGATGAGGGTAAAAAGTGGGGTAGCTTCGATTATAGCCAACAAGAGCCTAGATTGGTGGTACACTATGCATCTAGCGTTGATCAGGGTTTTGAGGGCTCCTATGAGCTTTTAAAGGCCTATGAAAACGATGATGCAGACTTTCACCAGGTTGTAGCAGAAATGGCTGATATACCTAGATCTCAGGCAAAAACCATCAATTTAGGCATGTTTTATGGTATGGGAAAAGCTAAATTATCTGCAGAATTAGGTATAGATATTGAACAGGCTAAAGCTATCTTAAATGCCTATAACGAAAGGGTTCCTTTTGTTAAAATGTTATCTAATAGATGTATGACTACAGCTGATAAGAAAGGTTGTGTTGTTACTATTAAAGGAAGACATTGTAGATTTGATAGATGGGAACCTAAGACTTTTGGTATTCATAAATCTATGACTAGAACTGAAGCTGAAAGTAAATACGAAAGAGGTTCAATTAAAAGAGCCATGACTTATAAGGCATTAAATAGATTGATACAGGGATCAGCAGCAGATCAGACTAAACAAGCTATGATTAACTGTTACAACACCGGCCACCGGCCACTACTACAAATACATGACGAGCTTTGTTTTAATATTAGTAAAGATTCCGACATAGAAGAAATAAAAAATCAAATGGAACATTGTCTTGATGACATACCTCTTAAAGTACCTAGTAAAGTAGATCTTGCTATGGGTATAAATTGGGGTGAAGCTACATAATGGCCTCTAAACTAGATGATCTAGCATTAGGTAAATGTCCTTATTGTGATACAGTTACTACTTTCATCCCTACAAAAAAACCAACTATTTATATTTGTGATTATTGTGAAAGCAAAGTTAGACAACATGTAAATGGTAAAGTGCATTGGTATAAATTTAGTGAAGTACCTTTAGGTAAATTTGATTAATGAAATTAAAAATGAAAGTTTTAATAGCTTGTGAATACTCAGGTATTGTAAGAGAAGCTTTCAAAAAAAAGGGTCATGATGCAGTAAGTTGTGATATAATTCCGACTGAAACAGTGGGAAATCACATACAAGATGATGTTTTAAAACATCTAGATAAAAAGTGGGACCTTATGATTGCACACCCACCCTGTACTTATTTATCAAACGCAGGAGCTAGATTTTTATATCCAAAAGGCGAATTAAATAAAGATAGATTAAAATTAGGATTAGAAGGCAAAAAGTTTTTTATGGCATTACATAATGCTAATGTAAATAAAATATGTGTAGAAAATCCTATTCCATCAAGAATATTTGAACTACCAAAATATAGTCAGATTATACAACCATATGAACATGGCCACCCAATACAAAAAAGAACTTGTCTATGGTTAAAAAATTTACCTAAATTAAAACCTACAACTATAGTAGATATACGTCAAAGCACCAAAATACCAGGTAATTGGTTTAATAAAGGTGGTAAAGAAAGACAAAAAAATAGAGCTAGATTTTTTGAAGGTATTGCAAAAGCAATGGCTGATCAATGGGGTTAATTTAGAGCGCAGTATCCTTGGGTATATTGTTAAGTTTTTTAAAGATTACTTAACTAGCAATATCTAGAAGACCTTTTTGTGCGTCTTCAACACTTTGATCATTGATCTTTTTTCTAAGCTCTTTGATCTCTATATCCATCCACTTCATGTCAGGAGTTACTCTGCCCTGTACCAATGCTTGATTGGCCCATTTGGACTCCAGCTGAAGTTTCTCCGAGATTAACTTTTGTAGTGCCATCTCTTTTAACCTCCTCTAAGGTTAAGAAAAGTATGTCTGGATTATGAAATCCGGGACCTTCCTTTTCGGTTATCTGCTCTGAATCATAACTCTCACTAAAAGACTCTAAAGCAGCTTTATCATTATCAGCTTCTACATTTTCGTCCAAATAAACGTTTTTGTAGTTCGCTTGGATACGATAAAGTTTCATGAGATAATCTTATCAAAAAAGTGGTATAAATGCAACGTGTCAATAGGGGGTAAAAGTGTTGAAAACAGTAGGTTTTTAAGTATTAGTTGTTTTTTGACACACAAATTTAGTGTAAGCTCCGTATGTATTTACAAATTCTCTAGCTAAAGAAATCATTACATCGGTAGAATAAGTATATCCATAAACAGTACATTCATAATTATCATTAAATTCTTTTATAGGAGTAGGTATAACTTTACAGTCATTACCTGGCGTTGTACTGCATATTAACATTATTAAAATATACTTCATTTTTTATATTGACCTATCTTATTATTCATCTATATAGATAAGATGATTAAATTATTAATATTAACTATTATACAGGAGATAACATGAAGAGTAAAAGTAGAACCTTCTTTAATCTTGTCACAGAAGTAGATAACATACTTGGCAAAATGCATGCCAACGATTCGAATGGTCAACCTATAAATCCAGGATCAGATCATTGGAATGAAACAAGAGATAGGTTGATGTCGGTTAAAATAGGTGGTGTAACTAGGTTTACTACCTATCCAATTAATTGGAGTATGTCAGAACATTTGATACTTGACGAATTATGTAGCAGAAAAGATGTTCATGAAGCTCATATACAGCTTAGAAAGGATATGGAATAATGGGTGATCACATTACATTAGCACTTATTGTTTTGTTTATTATATTTTTTCCTAAATTATTTATAGGAACAATAGCTGTTATCGTTGCATTTTTTATGGGAGTAACAATATAATGGATTGGAAAGATAAACAGTATGCAGCTATTACTCGATTAAGTAAAAGAAAAGGTTGGGACTTCAGTGACAACAATCCCTATTTTGAAAGAGCATATATAGTATTACCAAATCCAGAAATTAAAACTAAATTACAAATGAAAAAGGAGTTAAGAAAACATGGATATAAATAAATGGAAATCAGTAGCAGTAAAAAAGGATACACATACGTTATTAACTGCTCTTTGTAATGAAAAAGAACGTAACCCAGCTAGGATGATATCTAAATTAGTAAAAGATTATGCAGAATTTCAAGCAAAGAAAAAAAATATATCAGTCGATAAATATATTTCAACTTTACTAAAAAAGAATGCGTCTAAACAGAGATAAACTTAATTGTATAAACAAAGAAACTGTAATTGATATTACTGCTAGTAACAATCCTGGTTTGTACTTCTTTTTTAATGAACAATATAAATTAATTTATATTGGAGAGAGTAAATTTCCTTTGGCTAGAATATTAGATCATTACTGGAGAAGTTATTCAGAAGGCAAAACTAAAAAAGGTGTTGGTCCTATATTTACATATTTTAGAATTATATCATTAAACACTGATGAAATAAGGATTAGACAGCACTACGAAAAACGTTTTATAAAAAAATATAATCCAGAACTAAATTCTAATTCTAACACAGCACCTTACACATTAACTTCTAGACAATTAAAAGCACATGTATTGCTTCATGAAAAGTTTTTTAAAAACATGAGTTGGTATAGATATATAAATGATGAGGTTTTAAAAAAAATGGATGAGGGTTTAGAACATAAAAAAAAATTAAGAAGAGCAACTTATTTAAAAACGGGGAAATGATGTTTAAATTTTATATATGGTTGATGGGTTGGTCTGGCACATTGAGTGCTTGGGCCTGGAGAAAACATGTTGCAATACTAAAAACAAGACAGAAAAAAATTAGGGCAGGAAGGTTTGATGATTTAGAATGAACAACGAAGTAGAAATTATAGATAATTTTTTACCTGAAGAAACAACTAAAAGAATTTATAAGGAAATGATGAGTGGATATTTCCCATGGCACATTTGTACTAATGTTGCAAACGAAGAAGATGACTCTGATGATTATTATTTTACTCATCAATATATTAAAGATGAAAAAGTTAATTCAGATTGGTATGAAATACATATTGTACCAATTATAGAAAAACTTAATATAAAAAAAATTATTAGAGCAAAAGGTAATTTGTATACAAATCAAAAACAATTAATAGAACATAATCCTCATATAGATTATGATTTTGAACACAAAGGAGCTTTGTTTTGTTTAAACACGTGTAATGGTTTTACTAATTTTGGTTTTACAAAAGTAGATAGTGTTTTTAATAGAATGATTTTGTTTGATCCTAGTAAATTACATAATAGTTCTACAGCTACAGATGTAATAGCAAGAGTAAATATTAATTTTAATTATTGGTAATATGAAAAAGACATTATTAAAAATAAACAACATGAAAAGATTCTGTAAATGGTTAGACCAAACAGGGGTACATCTAGAAATTATACGGACACTGACCACACATCCTTGGATGATGTCGTGGAAAGAGAGAGCTGGAATTGAAAAAAGATTAAAACAAACTCGTGATAGAGATTATTTTTGTTTTCATAGAGCAAAAAATAGATTAAGATGGCGAAGTGTTTATACACGTTTTCATCATTACGAAAAATCACAGGAGTTGTTAATATATGTTAAAAAAAGATATGCCCGGAAAAAGAATCAGAAAATCTAATTTAGAATCAGCACTAGAAATATTAGCACAAAAGCTAGATTCTAAGGAATATTCTAAAGTTACAAGTGTGATGTCCATGTTATTTATAGGACACCAGTTTGATTTAACTTCAGATGGTTTTGAGTTTATTAATTTAGCCATAAAAATTAAGAAAGAATCACATAAAAAAACATTTAAAAAAGCTTTACATAACAATGTTATTCGGTTAAAACCGAAACTGACTTAGGCATAAGTCAACTCTCTTTTTTTAGTTAATATAGAGTGAGAGGGTAGCAAACGGGAGACTGTAGCTACCCTCTTTGAACACACTTGACATTGACTTTAATACAACATATTCGTGTAAGTATGGAGCTACTACATGAACATATCATCAAAAATTTTAAAGATTATGGGTTTGAATATAGCTGAAAAGTTAATAGAAAACACACCTAATCCTGATACTCGAATATGGCGTTCAGTAATTTCGCTAGCTTTAGAAGATGTAATGATTACAAATCAAAATAGAACTGAATCTGTGTTGAAGGGAGAAGCACATGATTGGTTCTGTAGTGACAGTGAGGACTATAATATGGTATGCTTTCAGGCAGAATTAGATCCTAAATGGGTTAGAATGCGCTATTTAGATGCGTTAGAGAAGGGTATAATTAAGTTTACACGTAAACAGAATTTGAATATAAAGTATACTAAACAATATGAAAAACTTAGAGCAGCTACCGACAAAGATCAGAGACGCAAGATCAACAAAGTTATTGACCAATTGCGGAAAGCTATATTTGAGTGCACCGATTAAATCGATAGATCGTAATTTCTATAAATTTTTATTTAAAAAAATAAAGTCGAGGTTTTATAACTGATGATGACTACAGCTGACTGCGAACGTTTAGAAAAATACTTAGAAGGTATAAGAAAAAGAACAGATTACGAAACAGATAGGGTTGAAGAAAAAGAAATGCCACAGGACACCGGACAAAAAGTGAGTAAAGACACCATTCTTCAATCTAAATAAGATATTTCTAACTAAAACACTTTACACACACTCTCAGAATGTCTGACACTTGTGACATAGACCTCTTTTTAGACTATTTACATTGATATTACTTACTTATTTGATGTCACAACCACTTTTATTCTGTGACATACACTGACATTAGTGACACTAGACCACTTATGGACAAAACACCTAAACTTGGATACAGTCTTACTTGAGTTACAAATATCTTATTAGAAATGGCTGGAAAAAAGAACACTATAAAAACGATGCATGATTTGACTGCAAAACAAAGAAAGTTTGTAGATATCTATGTTGCTAATTACGGATTGATTAGTAAAACTGAAGCTGCTAAACAAGCGGGCTATGTTGCAAAAGATCCACACACCATTGCATCTAAGTTGACTAACCCAACTAGAAACCCACACGTTGTAAGATATTTAGAAAAGAGATTAGCTGTTGAAAGAAACAAGTATGCTAATCCATTACGTTCACATAAAAGATTCGAAAAATTTGGCGATGATGCTGCAAAGAAAAGTCAATTTGCATCTGCAATTAATGCTGAGTATAGATCTGGGCAATTAGCAGGAATGTTTATTGATAAGAAAGAAATAACTAACAACACTCTGGAGGGTATGTCCCGTGAACAACTTGAGAAGCGCTTATCTGAACTCGAATCAAAGATTGGTGAAGCGAAAAACATCATTAACGTTACGCCAACAGAAGATAGTTAAAACAGATAAGTGGATGATTGTATTTAATGAAATACATAATTCTCATTTGTCGATGAACGTAGGAGAAGTTATTATTAAAACTAGTGATACAAGAACATATGAAAAGAAGAAAGATCATGGTACTGATATGACATATGAAAATGAATTTAAGGTAAGTAAATGAATAAATATAAAATAGGTAAGACATATAAAAAAACAATTCCTTTAAATACTAAAAAGTTAGGCACAAAAATAAATGATTATCCTTTTGTAGAAATAGCTTGGCTTGATATCGAGGGGAATGCCGGTTGGTCTGACACAAAAACATTAAACAAAGAAAAATTACCTGTCTGTGTTTCTAAAGGTTATCTCGTATCACAAATAAAAGGTGTAACTAGAATATTTACTGATTACATCAAAGCCAAAGAAGGAGACTCATTCGAGAATATTGGTAATACAACTATAATCCCAACATCAGTTATACAGTCTATAAAAATATTGCATTAATGGATTTAATTATCTTACAAGACGGACTGTACGAGCTTATACCTGCAACAAAAGAAATGTTTGTAGGAGCAATCAAACCAGCAATTGTAGATTGTTTTTCTATGTGTGAAATTGTTAGAAATATACAAACAACTTACCTAGAAAGTATAAATAAATACGTTATGGTGGACAGTGGAGCGTATTTTTATGGTTGTATTTGCAACTAACTTGTCTTACATCAAATGGCCTTAAAAAAACGTGAATCATTGTTGTTTCAACGAATGCGTAAGAACATTAAAAAGGCGCATTTTACAAGGATAGAAAGCTCAACTGTACAAGGTATTCCAGACGTACACGGGTGTATAGATAGTAAGTCTTTTTGGATAGAAATGAAGTCAACTCAGGACAAGTTTCCGATACTGTCTAAGTTTCAAATGGCTTGGTGTTATGAGTATCAAAGACATGGTGGTAATGTATTCGTGCTGCACTCGGCCCTCTCGCACAGAGCTTTAAAACTTTACAGAGTGTCCGGTGAGGTGGATCCCTCGTCCCCTTCCTCGTTTTCTCGTTCCCTCGTTCTCGTTTATAGCTCACCGGACCCTGTACCGGAGCTGGCCTGGAAGGAGCTCAGGATGCAGCTGGTGAGAAATAGTTCTTGACAGCAAAACCTCGTTTGATATAAAGGAAAAGTCCATAAGGATTACTCAAGAGTAAAGCTCTGGCCTCCGTCCATGGAGAGAGTGCAGCGTGGCGAAACCTCGGTAGTCCTTATTTATCATCTGTCACCACCGGCTGGTCCTTGCTGGCCGGTGGCCTTCACCAAATCCTCGTTTCTAATCCTCGTTTCCTCGTTCCCGTTCCTCGTTTTAGTTCCAGCGTCCCTAGCGTGCCAACGGCTGCATCTCACCGACAGCAGACTGGCGTGGAACCTGTAGTGGATCCTCGTTTTCTCGTAGGGAAATGTACCTTTTGCTTACCTGATAGGCTGCTCCGCATCAGCCGCTGCGAAGCGGCTTCCCTGCTGGTTAAAAAATTATTTAAAAATAGTTCTTGACATCTATCCCATCAGATCTTATCTATACACACATGTGGATTTTATATACGACAACAATTTACCTACTGCTGTTATTCGGCACCGGTATAGTATCAATTAATTTTTAAAGGAGGAAACAGATGGGGACGGTAGACATTAAACAGTGGCTCGTTTTAGAGGAGAAGAGAGATGTATTATTAATTAAAGATATAGCAGAACACGGATGCGAAGGAGGCGTAACTGGACTGATATACTATTGGGAAACCACCGCATTCCATGACGAACATGAAAAGGAAATTTGGGATATCATACAACGTTTTGCCGTTGACAGCGGGCAGACGATAATGGAGTACTTAGCAATTGTTGCGAAGGATGCTGGGGACCTGAAGCAGCTAAAGAATAACCTCGTTTGGATTGCCGTTGAGTCGGTAGCACAGGACCTGGATCAAGAGCGCCAGCAGCCGGATGCAGGTGAAGCTGCGTGTTCGTAATTTTTCTACTAATATTTGCCTGTATTCTCTGGCCTGAGCTCACCTCGTTCTCGTTCTGGATCGTTGTCTCGTTGGTGGTAATGGCTTTCCAGGGGGCAGGACACGCTGCTGGTTGGCAGCCTTCACCAGTTCCTGCTGGATCAGGCTACGAAGCTGTCTTACCTGTGGAAAAAATTAAGTTTGACTTCTATCCCATCTATGATAAGTCTTTATCATTAACTAAAACAAAGGAGAAAAAAATGGGACTAGATCAATTTGCACATTTGCGAGATCAAAAACCTGATTGGGAAAAGATCTATTCAGATGAACATGAGCCAAAGAAAGATGGATTTGTGTGGAGAAAACACGCAAGACTTCAGCAGTTCATGGCAGTCCAACACGCTAAACAAAACAAGCACCAAGTACATGAGGGAAATCTAGCACATCTCGGATTTAATGGTGGCGATGAACCTGTATACATTACAGAAGAACTCGTTAAAGATTTAGCTGAAGCCATTCGTACTGACTTTAAAAACTTTGTAGCCAAAGATGGTTTCTTTTGGGGACAACAGTTTCAAGAAGAAAGTGTGAAGGATAATAAAGAAATGGATTTAGAGTTTTTGCAATGGTGTCGTGACATGATTGCAGAAAAGAAGGTGGCTATCTATCATTGTAGTTGGTAGATACTCACACTACGAGCGAGGTCTTTTGTCAGAGTAGCTCCTGTTTAGGCCTCGTTTCTCGTTTGTCGTTTGGTCGGCAAACTTTTTTATTTAACTTACTAGCACCAGCTGGGAGAATTTACTTCGGAAGGACAGGTGGAGATGACAGATAAAGTAGATCAATGGATTTGGTTTAAAAATAAAAATGGAAGAACTTGTAAAATTAAGTTGAAGACTTTACTTACTCGTGTTAGTAATTCTAACATTAACTATTACGCAACAAGGAGAGAAACAAATGGCACAACAAAACGAAGAACATCTAGAAGTAATAAGTCGGAACAAAGCTAAAGCATTCGAAGAGCAGAAAGAAATGCGTGAGGAGTGTTCGGCATTCATTAGCACTTGCTCAACCTTTCATTTGCAGGAAATACATTCAGAGATCAGACGATTGAAAAAGAGGTATTAATGTTAGTCCTCGTTATAGTCCTCGTTGCGATCTCGTTTCTCGTTATAGAACAATAGTAGCGGAGCCAGCAGCAAAACCTGAAGTCCCACGCAGGTAGATTTCTCTGGTGTCAAGTTATTTTTTTGTCGTGAAGTTCTAAAAATTTACTGTGATGTCTAGGTCGCATTAGGTTTCAAATCTTAATGTGTGTTGCTCTATGGAAGACTTTTTTTTAGATAAAAAAAGAATTTGCATTATCTTTTAAAATAAATTAGATTTAATACAAATCTATATTTTATAGATTAACAACTAAACAAGGATAAATAACAATGAACAAAAAACAAAAAGCACAAGCACCTACATTAAGTAGAGCAGATAAGCGAGTATGTAAAAGTTACATAGATCAATCTTATCTTTTAAATAAATATCAAACATTGAAAGCTGACACAAAAGAGATCGTGGTTTCATACTTTGATAAAATAAAAACTAATGTCATTATTCTAGATGACCAATCTTACATTCAAAAGATTGAACGAACTCAACGAAGATTTGATAGTAAATCTTTTATTGAGTATGTTAAAAACTGTGGCGATCACAAATTGCAGTTGTTAGTTAATGGCTATTACAAGCAAATTGAAACGCTTGAATTAAAACCATTTAACGATAATCTAGAGAAAATAAAAAAAGGAGTAAAAACAAATGCCAAATAATAATGACAATAGCAACCTACCATCAATGAGTGTTTTATCTCAAATGATACAGACGACTATGCAGAATAAAGGCATAGATCAATCAAGAGTGCAATCACTATTGAACGAAGACGCAAATGGTAAAACACTTAACTACCAAATACTTTATAAGTTATTGGAAAGTGCAGTCGAGGAGTTTATCTTAATTAACAATGGCAACCCTTTAGCTGATGACTTTAGAAATAGAGTATTAGATAAAATGTCTGATGTTGTTAATATGCTGACAGGCAACCAACCACCAAACAATAGCTAATCAATTCTGATTGCGTGGCGACTAGATCGCCACGCAACCCACCACGCAACCTCAATAGAGGTACCAAGCTCACCAATTACACAGCATCTCACAACCCGACCCCGACCCCCCTTTTTGCTTGTTTATGGTACCTGACGCTTGCCCTTTACAATCAGAAACACACATGTATAAACTATAAAATACTTATGAATCTCGATACACTAACTACTGATCAATTAAGAGATCGTGTAGAAAAAGCATTTATTGAACATATTAAACTTTGTCAGGATAATTTTTTATATTTTGTTCAAGCGGTTTGGCCAGATTTTATTTGCAGAAAAGCAAAAGAAAGAGAAAAGTGGGGCCATCATCAACATATTGCTGATGAACTAACAAATATTGCAAGAGGCTCAAAAGGGAGGCTCATTGTGAATATGCCACCCCGTCATACTAAATCTGAATTCGCATCTTATTTGTATCCAGCTTGGTATATAGGGAAGTTTCCTAAGAAAAAAATTATGCAAGTTTCTCACAACGCAGAACTTGCAGGTAGGTTTGGTAGTAAGGTAAGAAATTTAATTGATAGCCCAGAGTACAAACAGATCTTCGGAGATGTTAAACTCCGAGAAGATAGTAAAGCAAAAGGCAGGTGGGAAACCAATCATGGTGGTGAATACTTTGCAGCGGGTGTTGGCGGTTCTATCACAGGACGAGGGGCTGATTTGCTTATTATAGATGATCCTCATACAGAGCAGGATTCTTTATCGGATTCTGCTATGGAGAGAGCATATGATTGGTACAATTCGGGACCCAGACAACGTTTACAACCAGGTGGTTCCATCTTGTTAGTAATGACTAGATGGGCTCAAGATGATTTAACAGGTAGATTGTTAAAAGGACAATCTGAACCTAAAGCTGATAAATGGAAACTTATAGAGTTCCCTGCAATACTAGAATCAGGAAATCCTGTTTGGCCTGAGTATTGGAGTCAAGAAGAACTAGAAGCAGTTAAGGCATCTATTACTCCAAGAAACTGGAATGCACAATACATGCAGGACCCAGTAGCTGAAGAAGGAGCAATCATAAAACGAGATTGGTGGATTCCTTGGAAAGGACAGGTTCCATCTCTAAAACATGTTATACAATCTTATGATACTGCATTTTCTAAAAAAGAATCTGCAGACTATAGTGCGATTACTACGTGGGGTGTATTTGAACCTACAGAAGGAGACACTTGTTTAATTTTACTAGACGCAGAAAAAGGTCGTTGGGATTTTCCAGAACTAAAAGCAGTTGCCTTTGAAACATATAAATATTGGGAACCTGAGTCTGTTGTAGTTGAGGCTAAAGCATCTGGCCAATCTTTAATACAAGAATTAAGGCGTGCAGGAATCCCTGTAATAGATTTTGTTCCATCAAAAGGAAAAGATAAACATTCTAGGGTAAATGCTTGTGCACCTGTATTTGAGTCTGCAAACGTATATTTTCCAGAAGATGCCCATTTTGCAGAAGAAGTTATTGAGGAATGTGCTGCGTTTCCTTTTGCTCAACACGATGACTATGTAGATTCTATGACCCAAGCTGTGTTAAGATACCGTCAAGGAAATTTCGTTTCTACATATTTAGACGAACCTGAAGGAATGAGAGTCGAAAGAGATTATAAATATTATTAGGAGATACCATGGGCAAAAAATATATTATACCAAAAAAGAAACCAAAAAAGGATAAGGAAGAAGAAAACAATCTTGATGATTTACCAAGAGGTTTAAAAATGGATACTACTACAAACAGTAGTGGAACCACTCGTAAATTTAATATGGGTGGCAGTTCTTCATGTGGCTGTGAAGCTTGTATGGGTGAATCTAAAGCAAGAGGCGCAGGAGCAGCTATTAGTGGCACAGGATTTAAAGGTGTATTCTAATGGCACTAGACTCCAATAAGATTGCAGATAACTTTATCGATCAGATAAAACAAGGGAGCTCTCCAATACCGAAACAAGATAATACTGTTGTCGTAACCGATAACACAGAGCCTTCGGCCGTTGGTGGGTTAGCAGCACTCGGTGCTACTGTAATTGGAGCAACCGCTCTTGGTAGAAGAATACCTGGAATCAAATCTTTTCTAAGACCATTCGGTAAGACACCAAAAACAAATACAACGTATACACCTAACAAAGCAGTAGAGGAAATAGGTGACATACCAACGGCCACCGGACAATCCTCTGAATTAGTTTTAGCGCCAAGCAAAGAGTTAGCTAAAGTAGGTCGTTCAAGAATTGGTGAAGTACAAAATATTCCTTTTACTCAAGGTAAGGGTTATAAAGATTCTAATCCATTAGTAGGTTCATCTACTTTTGATAGAGTTATGGAAGCACCATTCGAAACAGGTACAGCAAAGCAATGGACAGATTGGTTAACAAAAGCAAACAGAGCAGATCTTAAAGTTTCAACAGGTCCGTTAGCCGGTGTCTCTCGTAGAGTTACACCTGATGAGCTAGAAGAATTAAATTTAATTAAGTTTGATAAACAAGGTAAAGGTGTAGATGGTTTTCTAAAAGTTATGGATGACCAAAACATTCCAATCGATAGGGATACTTTATTGAGTATGGTTAGAAACTCTCCTATTAACAGTTTACAGACTTTAAGATTCGGAGTTAGAGGAGATCCAGAAGCAGAGATGTTAGATGTACTTACACAATTTAAAACTGCCTCAAATAAAATTGCAAATAAAACTACTCAATCAGATGAACTAGTATCAGGTATAAGATCAGATTTAGCAGAATTAGTTAGCGATGTAGAAAATCAATCAGGTATTATAGGTTCAACTAATTATACAGCAATACAAGATAAATTAATTAAGTTAGGAAGAGAAGTAGATAACCCACAAGATTTTTCAGGAATACTACAACAATTTAATAAAACAATTGGTGACTATAACAAGTACGGTAAAGCAATTGAACTTCCTGCACCTATAAAATTTAGAAGAGATAAATCACGTGACTCAGGTTTTTTTCCTGCATACAAAGGTCAAACAAGTTACGCTATACAAGCAGGAGAAAATTATACAGAAGATGTTGTTTATTTTGCTAGAGCAGTTCCTAATGTTAAAGGTGGTAGATTTAAAAATATAGATAGTCCTCACTATGTAGATAATGAAATAGGTTTTATAAGATATGATGACTTACCTAATCCTAAATTAGGTTCAAGACATTTAAGAGTATCTGAAGCACAGACAGACGTACACTCACCACAGTTCAGTTCTTCTAGATCTACTAGAGAAAGTTATTTTGCAAATAAAAAAAATCCATTTAATACAGATGGTGCAGTTAAGATATTAAAAAAACAAAGAGATGAGTTGTTAGAGAAAAGAGCTCCTTATGAAGAGCTTGGTAGAGGGATAGCAGGTTTAACTAGATCACAAAGACAAGAACTAGCAAGAGTTAATTATGAGATAGGTCAATTAGAAAAATCTGGAATGTCTAAACTATTACAAGGATCACAAATAGAAGAAACAACAGCAGCTCCATTATCTAAGTCTTGGCCAGATTATGTAGCAAAGAGTATGTTACGAACTATGGCAGAAAGAAATATTAATGCTTTGTCTATTGTACCTTCTTCTATGAACAAAGGAATTAAGATGCCTGGCGGAACAAGTAAACTTGGAGATGAGATTAACTACGGCTTAATGGATGGTAAAGCAGTAATTAGAGATGCTAACGGAAGATTAAAAAAAACAAGTCAGTTAGCTACAATGGTTGCACCATTAAAAAAATTAGCTAATCAATATGGAGCTAAATTTGAAATAGCACCTATGCCTAAAAGTAATCCAGATAAACCTTTTAAAATAATAAAAGAAGTTACCATGAAGGGTAGTGATGATGTAGTAAGATTAGGTAGAAAACATTACAATAAAAAAATAGGTGATAAATATATATTTGAAGACCATGTAGGTGCTGCTAGAACATTAGATGAAGCAGAAGATTTATTAAGAATAAGAGATTCAGATAAGTATTCAGACAGTGGAACTATTAAGTATTATATTAAAGAAATGGGTGCAGAGAACCCAGACTTATATGAGATGGTTCCTACATTTATAGCATCAGATGATGTATTGAAGAAGTTTCTATTGCCAATGAAAGCTTATATGAACGTAGGCGGGTTTGTAGATAAGACCAATATATTTAAAGGCCTATTATAGATTTCATCTATAAAATGCTTTACACTGTATAGATAATTCTATAGGAGGAATATTATGAGTTTAAAAAAGAAATTAAAGAAAGCAGCTAAATTTGCTGGTGCAGCCTATTTAGCAAGTAAGGCTCTTTCTGGATCTACAGCCGGTATTAACGTAGATAAAGGCAGAGGAAGTGCATTAAGTGGTATGTACAGAAAAAAATATAAAGATTCTATCATGAGTGGTGGAAAAGGAGCAACTAAATCTAGTATAAGCATAATGAACAAAATAAAAAATGCTACTAGTGATGCGATGAAAAAAACATCAGCTGCAGTTAATGTCTACAAGAAAAAAGGATTAAAGACAGGTCCTGGTCCAAAGATTAAAAAAACTGATTCATTAGCTGACAAAGTATTAAGCGGAAATGTTCTTGGATTAGGAGACATGGACGGAGCTAAAGCTGGCGGAATGATGTATGCAAATACTGGAAAATACGTTAAAGCTAAATGTAAACTAGGAAGAAACAAAAAAACACTACTTGCTTAATGGCTATTGAAACTGAAAACCCAATCAACGAAGAAGTTGAAGTTGAGGAAGAAGCAGTTGTTCAACTACCACCTGAAGAAGGTGAAGAGATAACTGAAGAATCTGAACAGGACTTCTATGCAAATATTGCAGAGACAATTGATGACAAAGCATTATCTGAATTAGCTTCAGATTTAATTACTGAATATCACAGTGATAAAGAATCTAGAAAAGAATGGGAAGACACCTATAGAAATGGTTTAGATCTTTTGGGATTTAAATACAAGTCAACTACTCAACCATTCAAAGGAGCTAGCAATGTCACTCACCCTCTATTGTCAGAAGCGGTTA